CATAATTTAACCTCCTTATTTCCAGATAGCGTGACATTCAGCCATAGACCACTCCATGCCAGCTTCTGTTAAGATTTGGTCTACTCGTCTGTCGACCCCAGAGTTCTCAAGAGTTTGCACTCCAACGTAGATTGATGTATCTCTATTAACGCCATTACCAACTAGTGGTCTATATGCGCAATATTTAAGATTAATACCTAACATACTAACATCAGTACCATCTAAGTGAATATTTCTTACAAGATTCATATTACCAAATGGTGTTGATATTTCAGTTACGTCTAATCCTAGTACTTTCTTTCTTCCTGTTACTGCTAAATCAGCACTAAAGTTAGAAGATATTTCCATATTAGCTTTGAAATATCCACCTAATTTATGTAACCAATTATAAACAGCTGTCGAACAGAAGAATACAGTACCTACAGATGAGTTATATCTTGGGTCTAAGTAATTAGACATATCATCCAAGAAGTCATCTGCTGTTTTAGTTGTTGACCAGCTAAAGATATTACCATTACTTAAAATGTAATCAACTGCACCTTGAGTAGTATTGCTACCACCTGCTGATACACTTGAAGCACCAAATAGTAATGATTGTTCAATATCATATTTATGTTCAACCAACTTTTCTTTCCAAATACGAGCCCATTCGTTTTGCTCATATCTTAAAGCTGTTGCTCTAGCAGTATTAGTCATAGCACAAGTTGTTTTCCAAATTTGTGTATTACCATTACCTGTTGTAAAAGGTTGGTCTTTCCATGTTTCAGGATACCCACTACCTTCTGCAAAAGCATTACCAATAACATAACATCTATCTTGCTCTAATGTACCTGCAATCTCTTTGTCAAAAGTATCTGTAAGACCTTGGTCAAAGTTAGCTGGGGCTGTAACAAATTGAGCATTATCTGATGTTAAAGGAATCCTAACAACTGTTCCGTCTAATTGAACCATTTCAGGATTATTAGTTGTAGTTACAGTTGCATCATTACTTGCATTACCTGCAGCGTTGTAAGAAGCACCTATTGCATATTCAGTTACAGTATTAACTTTCATTAACATGTAACCTGCTACTGCGCCACCTGCTGTAGCTGCTGTAGGTATTTTTACAATTTGACCAGGCAAGAAAAACTTAGGCATTGTTCCTGAACTACCAGCAACTATCTTTTTAGATGAATTGCCAAATACTTCTTGAACATTACCTTCACTTTTAAAATCAGATATCATTCTTACTGATATAGCAGAATCTACTGTTTTTGCAGCACCAAAATCAGATGTAGCTACAAAAGCTCCAGCATTATTTTTTACTGCAGCAATGTATGCATATCTTTTGTGCCATGATGGTCTTTTTTCTGTAAATTTGAATAACGGGTCATCCGTTGGTTTTTTTGCTACTTTAGAAACAAATCTAAAAAATGGGTCTTGTGCAAGAGCCAATTCACTTACTTGGTCTCCAAAGTTATACTTTCGTCTCAGGTCGCCAGTATCTGGTACTCCTACTGTTGCTCCAGTATCGAGATTCAGACTACTTGTGGCACTACCTGCATGAAATAGGTCAGCCATAAGACTATCCTCCTTAAAGTTTTATTCTAGATAATCTTATGTAAAAGATTTATCAGAATAGGTTATCTAATGTTTCATCCAAGCCTTTGATAGCGTTAAATACCGCATCTTCATGTGATATATCGCCACCTTCGGCACTACCGCTTTTGCTAGCAGTTTGTGGAACACTTTGAGCTCTTTGCATTTGATTCATCATTTGTTTCTTCGTGTTTTGTTGTATGTTTGTTTTAACTTTTTCACGATTAACCAAATAATCTATATCATCCCATGAAAGAGTATGTTCTGCAGCTGCTCTCTGCAAAGCTTCTGCCTGCTCAGGAGTATATCCTTTTTGTTTAATAAAATTATCAAATTGAGCTTGTGTATCTGCAGCTTGTTTTTCTTCTGCAGCTTTTGCCTCATAACCAACAACTGCTTGATTAACTCTTTGCGATACAATATTGTCAATGTGAGTATTCATTAACATAGCAGACTTAGACTTAGGGTCAGCAAAAGCCTCATCAGGGTCAAAGATGAAATCATCGTCTATACCTAATCGCTCCTTTACTGATGCTGGTGCTGTTTCTCCTTTGAGATAACTTCTCAATGTGTCTACAGCTCCTTTATCTTTTTTCATCACGTTTATTAAAGCTTCATATTGTTTTAGGTCGTCTAATTTACCTTTCATCTTAATTGCTTCTCGTGATGAGTCTGCATAGCGTTTTTTATATGGGTTTGTTTCGTCTTCCCATACATCCACAGCATCTTGAGAGTCCTCTTCTACAGGTTCACTTGTTAAGGTTACTTCTGGTTCAGTAGGAGTTGCCTCTTGCTCTTGGACATCAACTATGCCACTATTTACACTATTTTCTAATTGGTCAAAAAAATCTTTGGAGTCAGCACCGATGACCATATCTTGTACTGAGTTACCTTTTTCTTCAGCCATTATTAATCCTTTATTTTAAAAAACTGTTAAATTCTTGCATATATATTAAGACTTTGCAACGCCTTTCTGCAAATCGTTATTTTTTCCATTTGCTTTATTTATTTGTTCGTTACGTTTTAAATCTTTTTCGTAATTAGTTAAAGCATCTTGCATTCTTCTACTTGTCCTACCTTGTTCTGCTTTAGCTACTGCTGCATCTGTTTTAATTTTTGTACTTGCATCTAATAAGTTTTTGCGCATATCATGCTCAGCCATTCTTACTTTATCTTTTATGCCTGCTTGTACTAATTGACGCTCAAGAGTTTCAATAGTTCCCTCTTTGTCTTTTAGTGATTGCTCTAGCCCTTGTACTTGACCTTGTAGCTGAGCCAACATGCTCTTGCGCTCTGCAATTTGCTCTTTATTCTTAATATCAGTCTCTGCAAGCAATGCAACATCATCTATAACTCCAAGTTGCATCATTTCTTTTAATTCATTTAAATATGCCCAACGATTTATAGGCAATGTAGCACCTGTAATACATCTAATGTCAAATTTACCTGCTGCATAATCATTAAACATACCTATAGCTTCACCCATATCATTGTATTGTATTTTATTTATAGTAACTTCTTTAGATTCTTGCAATGCATTAGGTTGTACCAATCTAAATACTTTTTCTGTTGTATATAAAAATTGTGCATAATCTTTGACTATAATACCTAGTTGTTTTAATGAGGGTTCAACAGTACTTTTCATCCATCTTTTAACCCTTCTTGTACCATATTCATCATTAGCAAGTAAGCCTTTATAAGTATCATGTTGTGTCCCAACATCTCCTTGTTGTGATGAGTATATACCTGCTAAATATTCCATATCTCCTTTACCTTCACCTACTATAGCAGCAAATGCATTACTTAATTGAGCTGGCATAACTGCTTGTGGTGGTTCATATCCATGATTAATAGGTAGTAGTGCGCCTGGTGCAGTTGCAAATTTTTCCCAATACTCTGTATCTACTGACCCTTCATAATACATCCATCTTAACGATGAACCTAAACTAGCATTATGAACCATTAATTGATGTGCTTTATTTAATTCTTGCTGTTTGCCTACAAGTGGACCTACAGCACTCATTGGATATGGTGTTCCTGTCCAACGATAATGCACAGGTATGATAGGATACTCTGTGCCTGGCAAATAACTTTCAAATAAAAATTTATCTCCAACACAAACAGTCATTTTAATTTTATCATCAAAAAACTTAGTTGCCTGTACTACGCTATTCTTCAGTTCGCCTTTTAATAAAACATTATATTCTTTTTCAGTAACTACTACATTTTCTGTTGTAGATACTTGTTCCATAGCTGCAGCAATTCTGTTTTGCTTTTCTTGTTCAATTTGCTGTTGCATATTTATTTGCAACTTTTTTAATTCTATATTAAATCTATCTTGTATTATTTGTCCTGATTGTAATTGTTGTTGCAATGCAAGCTGTTGTTCTTTCATTTGCACAGTCATTTCATCAATCATGCCTTGCATTTGAGATGAAACCATATTTTCTACTTCTTTTATTTGTTCAGCAGTAGGCTCTATATAATAAAATACATTCATATAAGCTACTTTAGTTTTTTCATATACTTCGTAGTAATCTAATAATAACTCTTCTTCACCTAAAACATTCCAAGATTCTGTTATATCTTGATATTGAAAGTCTCTACCATCACCTTTAATTCTAACATTAGTATCTGCAGGATAGTTACTATTTGCATTTTTAATTTTATTTTTATATTCAGGAAATAAATTTAATAAATGTTGTTTAGGCAATACTTTGTATATCATTATATATGCAGCATCTCTAAAAAACATATCTCTAGCTTTTGGGTCTACATATACATCAAAAGGTTCGATATTATCTATCATAACCTCACCCATGCCTCTATCTTTATTAGCATCTATATTTACTCTAAAGTATCCGATAGATTTAGTACAAGCATCACTAACCACTTGGCTATATTTAGATGGACCATCACTTATATACCATATATAATCAGCAATATCAGAATGCACAGCTGCTATATTGGAATCTGAGCCTTCTACAGCTACAGCTTGCCATCTTGGTTGATTTGTAGTAGCATAAAAGTTTAACATTTCTACAATAGGTATAATTCTATTAATTGTAAATGTAGGCATTCCTTGTGCTTCTAAAGCATCTTGTTCTTTTTTAGACATTTGATTATCTAAAAAGAAATCATGACCTTCCTGATTTACAGCTTGCCATTCTCTTCTTTTGTTTCCATTTATCATTTGGAATAAATGTTTAACTCTATTAGCTTTTTTATCTACAGCCATTTTATCTCCTTACGCTATCAACCATCCCTTTGGTTGGCGTTGTTTTTTGTAATATTTATTATCTTTTTCGTGCAATCCTTGCGGTGGAACTAAATACTTACAAGAATATGCTAATGCATCTATTGTATCATCATGTGCCATACGAGGTCCAAATGTAAGAATTTCGTGTTGCAAATCATAGTGTTCTTTTTTAATTTTTACAC